ATAAAGTTTACAAACAAAAAGAACTTTTAGAAGATGCAATCTTAATTTATCGTATACAACGTGCTCCAGAGCGCCGTGTATTCCATATTGACGTAGGTAATATGCCTAGTCATTTGGCCATGGCATTTGTGGAACGTGTTAAAAATGAAATACATCAACGCCGTATTCCGTCACAAACAGGAGGCGGACAGAACGTCATAGACTCTGCATACAACCCTCTAAGCATTAACGAAGATTATTTCTTCCCTAAAACAGCAGACGGCAAAGGATCAGACGTCACAATGCTAGAAGGAGGTAAGAACATCGGCGAAATTGATGATCTTAAGTACTTTACTAATAAGTTATTCCGCGGTTTGCGTATCCCAAGTAGTTATTTGCCTACTGGACAAGACGATTCACAAAGCAATTTCAATGATGGACGAGTAGGTACAGCATACATTCAAGAGCTACGCTTTAACAAATACTGTGAACGTTTACAATATTTGTTAACAGAAGTGTTTGATAATGAATTTAAGATGTATCTTAATGCTAAAGGCATGAACATTGATCCAGGATTGTTTGAATTAAACTTCAATCCTCCTATGAACTTTGCAAGTTCACGTCAAGCAGCTATCGATACTGAACGGATTAATACATTTAATACTATTCAAGCTGTGCCATTTATGTCAAAACGTTTTGCATTAAAACGTTTCTTAGGTCTTTCAGAAGAAGAGATTGCAGAAAACGAACGTTTATGGGCAGAAGAAAGCGGTAAAGGACAACCTACAAGTACCGATGCTGCTGGAGAAATGCGTAGTGCAGGCATAAGTGCAGGCGGTATTGAAGGAGATTTAGGTGCCGCAGGCGATTTAACAGCTCCAGAAGATGTAGCCGCAGATGCAGAAGGAGAAGCAGGAGCAGGTCCAGCCGGCGCACCAGCGGCTCCGCCAACAGCTGCTGCCGCTCCTGCATAAATACAATATGATTTTAAGAGAATTGTTTTATATTAATCCCGATACACGTCATGTTGCAAATGATTTGCGTTATGATGCGGCTCGTGACGATGGCATGATTCATCGTGATGATACACGTAAAACAAGATTAACACTACGACAATTAAGTGAACTTCGCAAGAGCAGTGAAGCTCACATACTAGAACAAGAGAGCGAGTTGGAGTTTATTCATACAATGTATGCTACACCACCAGCCGCTCCCGCTGCATAATACAAAAACGGCCAAAACTGGCCGTTTTTCACCTATTACCACGCACTTTCTTAACAAAAGTGTAAATAATAAACAGCCTTGTAACACAATTAACAGGAGATAAACATGACTGACCGCGCTCAATTTGAAGCTATGCTTGAAGCGTTGATCAATGAAGATCACGAACAAGCCAAAGAAATTTTCCACAATATCGTTGTTGGAAAATCACGTGAAATTTACGAAGAATTATTAGAATCTGATTTCTCTAAAGACCAAGGTAACCCTTACGGTAAAGAAGAAGAGGAAGAAGAAGGTGCCGAGGAAGAAGGTGCCGAGGAAGAAGGCGATGACGCTGAAGACGACTCTGCAGACGATAGCGAAGATGATAGTGAAGAAGAGCCAGGCGAGTTTGGCGATGATGAAGACGACATCGACGATGCTGAAGACGATGCTGATGCTATCGAAAAAGATTTAGGCGACGAAGAAGATTCAGAAGGCGACATGGAAGACCGTGTTATGGACCTAGAAGATGCTTTAGAAGACCTAAAAGCAGAATTTGAACAACTATTAGCTGGCGAAGAGCACGAAGAAGAAAACGAGCCAGGTATCCACGGTGACGGTATGCCAATGCATGATTTAGGTGCAGAGATGGGCGGCCACGATGAACTAGACGAATTAATGGAATACACAATTAAAGTTGGTAATCCAAAGCATGGCGACAATGGTACAAACACACGTTCAACTATTGACAACATGAAGAACGACATGGGCGGCACAGCTGCTAACATCGCTCAGAGCTTTTCAACAACAACTGGCGGTACTAAAGGTGGTTTAGCTAAACCTAGCACAGAAGATTTAACTTCTGGTTTAGGCGAAATTCAAAACCGTCCTGGTATTTCTAAGTCTAAGTCTTTCACAAAGAAAGAACCTGGACATGGACCAGAAAAGAAAGGCGCAGGCGAAAAATCAGTTGACGCTAAGTCATTGATTAGCAAGCGTGTACGTTAATTAACAAAGAGTACATATAAAATATGTCACTATACCTCCGAGAGAATCTCAGTTTCAACGAAGCCAAAATGGTCGTTGAATCTGATGACAAAGAAGGAAAAAACTTATACATGTCCGGGATTTGTATCCAGGGCGGTATAAGAAACGCTAACCAGCGTGTTTATCCTGTTAATGAGATTGGCAAGGCTGTCAAAACCCTTAATGATCAGATTCAAAACGGCTATTCAGTTCTCGGAGAAGTAGATCATCCAGATGATCTAAAAATTAACCTGGACCGTGTGTCACACATGATAGTTAATATGTGGATGGACGGCCCTAATGGTTACGGTAAATTGAAAATTTTACCAACCCCTATGGGACAACTTATCAAGACAATGCTGGAAAGCGGAGTTAAGTTAGGTGTTTCAAGTCGCGGATCCGGAAATGTCAAAGATGACGGCTCCGGTGAAGTATCGGATTTTGAGATTATCACAGTAGATATGGTAGCTCAACCTAGTGCTCCAGGAGCATATCCTACACCAATTTATGAACACCTTATGAATAATAAGGGAGGATTAAGTGCCTTACGCATAGCGCAAGAGGTCAAAGGTGATCCTAAAGCACAAAAATATCTCAAAGAGAGCTTATTAGCAATAATAAGCAAACTCCAATAATAAGGAGAATCACATGTTGGATGCGCTAAAAAGTTTATTTGAAAACAATGTGATTTCAGAAGAGATCAAAGAGTCAATTGAAGCCGCTTTCGAGAGTCGTATCAACGAAGCTCGTACACAAGTAGCTGAACAATTACGCGAAGAGTTTGCACAAAAATACGAACACGACAAGAACACAATGATTGAAGCAGTAGATCGCATGATCTCTGAACAATTATCTGCTGAGATTGTTGAATTTGCAGATGATCGTAACCAATTAGCTGAAATGAAAGTTCAGTTAGCACAACAGAAACGAGCTGTATCAGGTGTAATGAAGGAATTTGTTACACGTCAATTAGCTGCTGAAGTGAAAGAGTTACACGAAGATCAAGTTGCAATGGCAAGTAAATTTGGTAAACTAGAACAATTCGTAGTTGAGGCTCTAGCTCAAGAAATTACAGAGTTCTTCAAGGACAAACAAGACCTAGCAGAAACTAAGGTACGCTTAGTTCGCGAAGGTCGTCAAGAAATCAAGAAGGTAAAACAAGAGTTTGTAACTCGTGCCGCTAAGATGGTTGAATCAGTAGTGACTCAGAATTTAAATTCTGAAATTCACGCACTGAAAGAAGACATCGAAGCTGCTCGTCGTGCTGACTTTGGACGCAAACTATTCGAAGCTTTTGCTGCAGAATATAGCACCAGTTACCTAAATGAAAAATCGGAAACAGCAAAACTACTCAAGGTCATAGACACGAAAGATTTAGCTATGCAAGAAGCCGCGAAAGCAGTCGCTCAAGCAGAGCAATTACTAGAAAGTAAAGAAGCTGAGATCCGTACTCTTAAAGAGAGTCAAACAAGAAAAGCAATCATGAGCGAACTACTAGCTCCACTTAACAGTGAGCAGAAAGCAATCATGAGCGAATTAATGGAGACTGTGAAAACAGAACGTCTAAACGAAAGTTTTGACAAGTACTTACCATCAGTATTGAATGGCAAGGCTCCGCAGAAGAAACAGGCACTAGTAGAGGCTAAAGAAATCACCGGAAATAAACAAATTTCCAACACCAACCGTAGCAGCGAAAACGATTCCAATATTATTGAAATTCGTAAACTAGCTGGACTAAAAATTTAAGGAGAATTTAAATGTCAGAACTACTTAATGGACGTTGGGCAGAAACAAAAGAAGCCCTATTAGAAGGCTTACAAGGCACAAAAAAATCAGTAATGGGTGTAACTCTAGAAAATACTCGTAAGTATTTGATGGAATCTCCAACTGCTGGTGCTACTTCTGCTGGTAACGTTGCAACTTTAAATCGCGTGATCCTTCCAGTGATCCGCCGCGTTATGCCTACCGTTATTGCTAACGAGTTAGTAGGTGTACAACCAATGACTGGTCCAGTTGGACAAATTCACACTCTACGTGTTCGCTACAGCGATACATCAAGTGGTGCGAACGTGCTAGCTGGTGAAGAAGCATTGAGCCCATTCAAGATTGCGGCTTCTTATTCTGGTAACCAAACTGACGCAACTGCTAAAGCAGCTTCAACAGCTACTTTAGAAGGTCAAGCTGGTAACAGAATGAGCATTCAAATCTTGAAACAAACAGTTGAAGCTAAAACTCGTAAATTGTCTGCTCGTTGGACATTTGAGTCAGCACAAGACGCACAAGCCCAACAAGGTATTGACGTTGAAGCTGAAGTTATGGCTGCTTTGGCTCAAGAAATTACAGCTGAAATCGACCAAGAAATTATCGCTAGCTTAACAACATTAGCAGGTACAGCAACACAAACTTATGACCAGTCACAAGTTTCAGGTACAGCTACATTCGTTGGTGACGAACACGCTGCTTTAGCTGTTCAGATCAATCGCGTAAGCAACTTGATCGCTCAACGTACACGTCGTGGTGCTGGTAACTACGCTGTTGTAAGCCCATTTGCTTTAACAATTCTACAATCTGCTACTACTAGCGCATTTGCTCGTACAACAGAAGGTACATTCGAAGCTCCAACAAACACTAAGTTCGTTGGTACATTGAACGGTGCTATGAAGATTTATGTTAACAGCTACGCTCAAGATACCGCAAGTATCCTAATCGGTTACAAAGGTTCAAGCGAATCAGATGCTCCAGCATTCTATTGCCCATACATTCCATTGATGAGCAGTGGTGTTGTTCTTGACCCATCAACATTCGAACCAGTCGTATCATTCATGACACGTTATGGTTATGTTGAGTTGTCAAATACTGCATCTTCTCTAGGTAACGCCGCTGACTATTTAGGTCTAGTTGGTATCACTTCAGCTAACGTTAAGTTTAGTTAATTTGAAAACCTAAGAGGTTTGTTAAAAATAGAAAAGGACTCTCTGGAGTCCTTTTTCTTTGGGTAAATATAGTATGACCACTACGCCATTTTACAATCCAACAACTATAGTTAATGTATCAGTTCCAAATGATATAGTTCCACAAAATCCTAGTATAGATTGGAATTTTAATTCTACAGCATTGTTGCCTGGTGCATACGCTGTATCTAGTAAACCTTTATATACAATTAGTGGGTTATGGATGGAAAAGTTTTTAACTAATACTAGTCAGTTATGGTGTACAGGATATAATTTTTCTAATACATCTAGTTCTGTAGTTGGCATTGAGTTACAGTTAAACATGTTAAGACAATCTCGTATAGAAGATTTAATAATACAATTAACGCTTGGCGGAGAACTTATTGGAGACAATTATGCAAGCACTATAAATCCTGTGCAAAGCGACATGTTTACTGGAGACAATGTTCCATTAGTTCCTGTAGGAGATAGTAACATATATGGCGGCCCGCATGATTTATGGGGTACAACCGGTTTAACAAGTGCAAATATAACAGATCCAACTTTTGGTATAGTAATTAGTTTTAAAAGCAATCAAATATATCCTCATAGAGATGTTGTATATTTAGATCAAGCTAGCTTAAGAATCACCTACGCATAAATACATAGTACGATCCACATGGGGTGGATTTTATGCAGAAATCCAACTGCGTACGGCCTAGAACGCCGTGTTTTTCATAAGGAGAAAACAAAATGGGACGTCCCTTAAATAAGAAATTCTTCGGTGGCCGCAATGCTGGCGTCACCGGAAACTTTAATGAAGCTGTAGATTCTACAGCAAAATTATCTGGCCAATTAGTAGCAAGCGTTGGTAGCATTACAGCTGGTACATATACCGCAGCTCCAACATTACAATTTCCAGTACCATTAGGCGGTGAAGGTATTACAGCTGCTCGTGCAACTGGTACTCCAGTATTCACAGTTGTTAGTGCAACAATCAGTGGTGGTACAGGTTATGGTAACGCACAAACATTTAACTTAACAGTTAATACAGCTGCAGGTACAGCAGTATTGAACGTAACTTCAAACAGTTCTGGCGCACTTGTAACAGTTAACTCTGTTACAACCGGTGGTACATTTACTGGTATTTCAGCAGTAACATCAGTTAGTGGCGGTACAGGTACAGGCGGAACTCCAGTATTAACATACGGATTGAGTGGTGCTACAATTACTGATCCAGGCGCTGGATACTCAACACAGACATCAACAACTGGTATTACTGGTACAACAGTAACAACTAATACTGTAACAGTTCAAAACGTAGACGGACTTGCACCTGGTGCTAAGTTTGTTGTTACTGGTACAACAATTGGTAACTTGGCAGCTGGTACATACTACATTTTATCAGTAGTCGATTCAACACACGTTACACTAGCAACTAGCTATGCTAACTATTTTACTGCAACTGTAATGACACAAACAACAGCAACTGGTACTATGACAGGTGTTGCAAGTCAAAACTTAGGAATCAGCATCAGCGGCGGTACAGGTTCTGGCGGCGCTATGTCAGCGGTTCTTTCAACAGCAGTATCTTCAGGATACACCGGTCGTTACAAAGGAATCCTTGCAAGTGCTAACGTTGGCGGAACAATTTACGAAGATGTTGACATTATCAAACAAGAAAATAGTCATAGCTATCGTGTATTGACTTCATCTGTTAATACATATCCAGGTACATTATGCAAATTAGTTGGTGCTGCTCCTACAACAGCAGGCACAATGGCTATTAATGCAACTGATTCAGCAGGCGGCACTTATTGGGTTTACAAAATCACTAACCGTAAGGCTTATTTGATTCGTAACACAGGTACACAATTTGCTAACTATCAAGCAGTTTCTTGGAACTTTACTACTCCAGTAGCAAACGTTTCAGTAACTGTTGATAACAGTTAATAGTTAATTAGGGAGGAGGCAACTCCTCCCATTAACCTTACAGGATTTCAAATGTCAAGAATTTTAAAAGTCAGCGATAGTAATTACAGATTACAAGTCATAGGTGGTGGTAACATTACACTTGATGTTGGCGCGGTCACAAGTGGTGGCACTGTAACTATTACTGGCAATCTTGATGTTAAAGGTGTAACAACACAAATTGAAAGTGTATCAACTACAGTTAATGATAACATTCTTCAACTAAACTGGACTAACGGCAGCTATAATGGCGCTGGTATTAGTTCAACATTTAATTATATTGCAGGTATAGAAATTGAGCGTGGCTCAAGTTCAGCTGCACGTTTTTTATATAACGAACAAGTTGGTTGGAATGATACAACCAACGGTGGCGGATCTGTAGCAACTAGTGGAGGTTTCCAAGTTACTACAGCTAGTAGCAACATACAAGGAATTCAAGTTAGTAAAATTGCTGGCAATGGTGTAAGCAATACTGGCGGAGCACATACTAACGATTTAATATTTGATTTGCAAGGTACAACTAGTGCATTGCGTGTTAGTAATTATAATACAAGCGGATCAAATAGTTATATTAATAATGCAATATTGCCCGATCACATTCCTACCATTGGGTGGATAAATTTAGCTATTGCAAATAATTATGTTCCAGGATCAGGACAACAAGGACAAGCGATTGTTAGTGAAA